AAGACTTACCCACACCCCTAAACGCTTGGATTTGAAGTCTTTTAGGGCCATGTTGTAAATACTCCGCTATACATAATTGTGCCCTTGTAGGAGCTGGTAGGTTTAAATGTGTCCATACTGCTGTTAAGAAATACCTAAAGTCATCTTTTAGTCTACTCTCCAGAGACGGTGTCGTCTTCTTCTTCCTTGTTGACATATTTGTCGTACATACTTTTAGGTTTTGGTTTTTTTACTTTAATAGGTTCATTAAATAAGTCTAATTCTTTGTTACGTCTATTTATTAAACCTTGTGATTTACTATAACCTTTTTCATTGGTATCATCGGCAACATTAACATATAAACCAAACGCATCTTGTATGGCTTTTATGTCATTATCTTCTACTGCACCAGATATAATACCGAAGTTATCTTTATCTTTATAAAAGTTAGCTCCAAAGTTATAACCAAATGATATGAGAGCTGCCTTTTGATTAGGATTTAATTCTTTAAAACCTGGCATACTCATTAAGGAATCACCTACTTCAGTCATATAAGTCTGCAGATGTCCAGTTGCTGTTGCTTCATCAATAGGTGCATCGTCCATAGTCACCTCTGTACCATCTGTGTAGTACCTTGTACCATATCCTATAGTAGGTAAACCTGCCTGATCTAGGTACGGTATGTGCATACCCTTTTTATCTTTTACAGACCCCTCTGATTCTTTAAGAAACTCTAATAATCTTTTAGCATCATATACTGGACTAGGTTTCTTTACTGGAGTTACTGTCTTCGTCTGTGTTGGTGTCTGTGTCATAATCTACGTTAATACTCATGTCTTGTAAACCCTCTACTTCAGAAGGTATTATCTTAACTCCTGGCTCATTACGCCATTCCTCACAGAACTCGCATAAGTTATACTCCTTAATAGCGTCATCTACAGCTTTCTTAGCTTTATAGTCTACATAATAAGGTTCAAACCATAGTAAGAACCACACCATAGCCCAGCGAAAGGGCTTAGGTGTAGTATATGCTATATCTTTGAGTTCTTGTAATAATAGTTTATTGGGGTTAAAGAATTGATTCATTTAATCCAATTTAAAATTAGGTTTTCTCTGAATGGATTTGGTGGAAAACTATCCCTAAACCACATTAACCAGTTATTACTTCCTTTCTCTTGATTACATTGTCTGCATGCGGGAACACAGTTGCAAGCATTGGTGCTACCTCCCAGACATCTGGGATGTACATGGTCAATGGTAAGATCATATTCATGATGCTTTCGTCCGCAATAAATACATTCATAATTGTTTGCCTCCTTAATAGCTTTTCTCCAGAGTTTTTTAGCATCTGTTGATGTCATGACTATTAAGTTTTGTGTGTAATGTTTATAAGTAGGAAGTACTGGTGTCATTTTTTACTTCGGTTTCTAGCTCTGTTTTTAGAAGGGGATTCTCGTACTAATTTTCCTGATTTAGTGTGTGAAAAATCCTTACCGCCCTTGCCGTATTCCCCAGCCTTCCTCCTGGCACGGTTAAGTTCGGCTCGATACTTTTTGTTCTCTGAGGTTTTGTTTCGCTCTCTTTGCTTTGCATTTTTCTTCGCTCTAGACTCAGGATTATCACGATAAAACCTTGCAGTTCTTTTAGGGTTTTTTGCCGTTTTAGGAGCCACGTTTAATTACCGATTTTTGTACTGTTTCAAAGTCAACATCTGGCATAATATCTGCCAATGTTGCTAAAGGTGAGGTATCAAAAGCTACACCTGTAATGTCATTCTTATATAGCCAATCAGCAGCAGCTTTTAGGTCAGCGGTAGTAGCTTCACCGCTACGTATTCTGTCTATAAGCTCAGTTGTAACTAACTTATGTAGTTCGTTAAACTGTTCTTCTCCTGCTCTCTTCATTCAATCCCTAATCCTTTTTTAACTATCTGTAGAGCTTTATCATCAAGCTCATTATCTGTTGACTGTACTAGCTTCTCTAGTAAGTCTACAACAAACTGTTTAAACTTTGGGCTTTTTAGTCCAGTTAAAACAAGTGGTTTGATTAGTGCGAACATGTTACTTTTTTAATAATGATTGAATTGGTACGATATCTGAACACAGGTGGTAAACACGAGTTTTCGGGCGTATCGTAAAGCCCTTTTGTTGTAATTCCGCACATTTTAAAGCACGGACAAGCTCATAATCGAGCCTCATTTTCTCTTCTTGCCGTTTGGCTATCTCTTTACACTGTTTGTAACCTGATTTGTCGAGGGGAACCATGAAATTAACTTGGAACCCCCAGTTCTCTGCTATAGTATAACTACTAGGTTGCATATACTCATCAAATGGTTTGGTATGATTACCCATATAAAAAGGCTGAAATGTCATTGTACTGCCATTACAGCTTATATTTGGCCCAAAGAATTGCCTACTTTGTGCACCATTATTCTGAAATTGTACAGCCTGATTTGTAACGTTTCCAGTAGCAGCTGCCACAGGATTACTATTATTATGTGTTTCTCCTTCCGCAAAAGCGGGTGAAGTTATTGAGAGAAGATAGAGTAAGATGTAGTGGTACTGTCTGTTTCGATTTCTCTTTCTATTGTGATTGTTTCTATCGTCCCAGCTGTTCTTTCTGTGATCTGTAGATCCCAGTCTACTGCGTTTGTTGTCGGTGTATAGGTTGCGTTTTCTGAACCTATCCCACCAGTACCGCCAACTGTTATGTTTGTACCACTGTAAGTTGTTACGGCTGCACCCTTGATGTCGTGCTCGATAGTCTCTGTTATCACTTGGTTTGTTGTCGTTGTCGATTGCATCGACCCTGTTGTAAACTGAGGCGTAACAGTGTTTGCTCTCGCTACTGCGGGTGACAACAAAGTCAAGAGAATTATCCATTTAGTCATTTTTTTGGAGTTCTTGTTTCTTTGCCATTGGGCAGTTTGGTGCTTTGGTGTTACCGTGTGACTTACCAGTAGTCAAACCAAATGTAGCCAGAGCTCCCGTAAAAACGCTGGCTACAAAAGTGATATCTGAGTTACCAGATTTCTTTACCATAGGTATATCTACATAGTTCATGGTAATGATAAAACCAGACCAGACAACAACACCTAATCGGACAAAAGTACCTAATATTTCTATTTGATGCTCTTTGTCTTCAGCAATGTCTTTTAGTTTAGTGACTAATCCTTTTTTCTTTTCTTCCATTTATCTATTTTACCTTGTATGAACTTTTGTAGTTTTTTCTTTATAGTGTCAAAAAATGGTTGAGCAAATGTAGTTACCGCTACAGCAGATACCGCTGCATAACTTGCAGCCACTACTACTTCTGCAGTAGGTAGTGGTACATCTATATTAAACTTTGGTATAGTTAACTTAGGCGGTGGTGGTTCCTTAGTTTCTGTCTTAATAGGTTTTGTACCTTCGGGTTCTCTAAGATCACTCGGAGGTACTACCATAGGAACATAACTAGGAACGTCAGCTGTAGGAAGCGGAATTGATATTGTTTCTATTTCTTGTACACTCGGCAATACTATGTTTTGCCATTGTGGTGTTGTCATATGTATACCTATAAATAGGTCTAACTTTAGGTTTCCAATGATGAATAACTCCAGAAATAATAAAACAATTCGTAATTACTGTAAGTAAAGTATAAGCTCTACGTAAGTCTTTTTTTAGTAAATCACGATTGATCGGTGGTATCTTCGGTATTTTCATCTCCCCTATCTTGTATAACAGCTTGTGTAGCTATTATCCTTTCTTTACAGTTCTGTTGAACTTGTACAGCTTCGTTATATTGTTTAACTAGGTGTTGTAAAGTTTCTTTTAGTTCTTTTGTGGATGGCTTTGTCATAATTAATATTTATGCAGCCTCAAGTGCTGCTACTTTAGTTTCTAAGGTTTCTATTTTAGCCATAGCTTCTTGTAAAGCTTTCATAGCTATCATGAACATTTGTTCTTCTTTTACAGTTTTATAAACAGTAGTTGGATTATTAGGCTCTCCTTCATACGGCCAATCTTCTTCAACAAGGTCAGGAGAAACAGTTTCTATTTGTTGAGCAATAACTCCGACTTTTAACGGAGTATCAGAAGGATCTTTTTTATATCTGAATTTTCTTACCTTCCATTGTTTTACAGTACTCCATTGATCACCTAGATCAACAATACCCGTTTTTGCTCTCTCATCACATAAATTAGAATTATTACTTTGATAATTAGCTAATCCTCCGTCAACTCTTGGATAAAATCTAACTCCGCCATAACTACCACTTAAATTATAAAGATGAGGACCGGGAGTATTACTTGCTGTACCACTGTTATAAACATGAGCAACCCAAGTACCGCTTACACCCCAATCTAAAATTTTAAATCCTGTATCACTACTACTTGAATTTGATGTAGCGTGAACTAAGAAGTGGCCATCACTGGTAATACGTGCTCTTTCTGAGTTCGCTGTACGGAAATACATATACTCAGATCCGTTAAAATCAATAGAATTTCCATTAGCAGCACAAATACTATTAACATTGCCAGATCTGGAACCAGTAGCGAATTTTAATTCACCTCCTGTTGTAAGACGTAATCTTTCGGTTTCATTAAGACCAAATACTAAGTCTCTAGCATCGGAGTTATGGTAAATATGCATTGCACTAGAATTTAATGCAATAGCACCTGTATATCCAGAACCAACTACTTGTAACTGACCATTAGAACTTCCATCCATAGAAATACTATTACCACCAGTAATGGTTGCTCCATTAGCTGTTGTATTAATTCTTATAGTATTGTCATGTAGTAATTGTGTTTGTCCGTTCGCCCACATTCTAATACAGGTTTCATCTAAAGTTGTGTCCTGACCGTTACTACATTTAATTTCAAATTTACCATAGTCACCATCTTCTCCTATAAGACCAAAGCTTCTAGAGTTAGAATTACCGACATTAGGCCATAGAAGTTTATGAGTACCAGACCCCATAGATGCACCATTTAGGATTGTCTCAAAGGTTTTAGTGCCACCATAATATAATTTGACAGCAGCATTAGAGTCTGTCTCTAGAAGTCTATGGTTATAACCTTTATATAGATGAAAATTAGATTCAGTTCTAAGCACTAGCTCATTTCCAGCACCGACATGTTGACCTATTTCACTACCGCCACCAGTAATACCTAGATAGCCATAAGTTGTATTACCTTCATTAAAAGCCCAACCAAAATATCCGTTAGCTGCTCTGCTTATAGTACTCCAACTATTAGCGGAATTGATAACGTTTACAGCACTAGTGTTTGTCTCAAGCTTCTTTGTGTTATTACAATATAATTCTACACCTGCGTCAGCTTGACCTCTCATTATCCATTCAGAACCATCATTTTTCTGAACTTGAAAATCATCACAGGTTACTTTTAACCCACCAGAACCACCATGATGAATTTTGGAATTACTTCCATCGTGATAAATTTGTAGATCATCACTATCTCCCATTGTAAGTTTGTCGCCGTCACCCATGATTAAGTTATCTTGAACAAATAAATCATCAGTGATAGTTAAGTCACCAGTAATAGTTGCTCCAGCACTGGTTGTCTCAAACTTCTTTGAACCGTCATATGAAATTTCTACATTTCCATTCTGTGTACATTTAATAGCATTTTCTGTACTATTGACTCTTAAATATAGATGACCATTGGTAGTATCAAGATAGTTATTGGTTCCATTATGATAAATTTGGAAGTCATCCCCAGTTCCAAATACAGCTTTATTACTATCTAACCATTTAACATGTGCATCTAAATCTTCTATATGTTCAGCACCTACTGCGTCATCCGCAATCTTCGCTCCTGTCACAGCATCAGCTGCTATTGCTGCCGTATCAACTGCGTTGTCTGCTAACTCGCTAGACCCCACAGCATTGGCAGCAATTTCGCTGCTGCCTACTGCATCAGCTGGAATCTTACCAGCCGTCACCGCATTGTCTTTTACTCCTGCGGTACTTATTTGTGTTAGTCCCATATTTTATGAAGGTTTTGGATATTTTTTCTTGACAGGATCGACCACCTCTGTCTTCCATTTGTCAATTCCGTTGTGGTAGATATAATCGAGTTGTTCTGCCCAGTTCGGGTATTCAAAAACTCTTTGCTGTTTATATTTTGTTTTTGCATACTCTGCATCTAACGTAACTCGAGCTTCATCAATTTTTGATTTCTCAACAGTAACTGATTTACCATCTTTATCTAAAATTGCATTGCTGTCATCGTCTATCGTTATAACTGTTGGGTATGCTTTTCTAATTGCTTCGTGATCCATAGTTAAGCGTGTGCGATTTCAAATAGTGTAATAAACGATGATGCTGAACCTATGTTGTTATTGTTTGAACCAACATAAGGTCGGTTTATATATACAGTGTTGTTAGCGTATCCACTTCTAAGTTGTATAGCATAAGTATGAGAATTTGTATCACCAGGAGAGTCAATTGCACCATTACTCATATTAGAAAATGTATAACTTGAGTAAATATCATAACTTGTAAAATAATGATTATTTGCTGGGACGTGATTAGTTTCATTTAAAACTCCAGCATTAATATGAGTACTATCTCTCACTAAACGTATTTGAGCAGAGTATACTTCGTCTCTTGCACTTACTGATACATTATACATGATCAGAATCTTATTATTAGAATCTTTCATTGTAATAGATTCTGTAAGACCACCTACATTACTTGACCAACCTTGCCCAGTATGACTTGTATGTCCACCTTTATTACTTGTTATACATTGTACTATTCGGCCACCAGTAGAACTACCGTTAGAGTTAGTACCATCTCCGTAATAAATAGCCATTATGATACCTCCGTTAAATTAAATTTGTACTTCTTACCAGAACGGTTATTTTTCAAGAACAAGTCTGATTCTCCTTCCTGTATTGTCCAGTCACCCCAAGTTGAATCGACATCATTAGATGAACCTTCGTTAGATAAATGAAGGTCATTGGTGTAGACGTTTGCTACTCTGTTTGATGATGTACCTATGTCGTAAGAGTTGTTAGCATTGGGTATTAAAGCACCACCAGACAATATTCGCCATCTAGCTGTGTTGTTAGTAGCAAAGTCTATACTTGCATCTTCATAATTCCAAACATAACTTGTAGTACCACTCGTTCCATTACCTACATATAAACCTTGGTTAGCCCCAGTTCCAGTACCAGAATTTTGCCAAACAGTCGCACCGCCATAAATAACCTGTTTAATACCGTTTATACTACCTTGAGTAGTGCTTATATGGAACGAACCATTTATATAACCTCCGTAACTTGTAGTTTCAATACGGCTTGTATTGTCATAATATAGGTCTACACTTTCACCATGAGTAACAACAATATTTTTTTCCCAAGCACCATCTCCATAATTCTCTAAAGAAAACGTATTATCAGAAGCTTTATTATTCCAACGATAGAAATCAGGATTATCATCTCCGTCATCAGCTTCCCACTGGATATAAGAATCATGACCTTCTGGTCCTTCAATTATAATGCCAGCCGTACCAGCATTAGCACTGGTAACTTTGATGCCACCAGACATTGTCTCAAGCTTTTTTATATTGTCGTAATATAGCTCTACACTTCCATTTTCATTAAACTTAGCCATATTTTCACTAACGCCAGCGTTTGTAATCTGTAATAGACTACTTGCAATAACTAAGTTTCCTGTACCAGTATCTTTTATGTAACTCCCAGATCCATTATGAAAAATAGTAAGATCATTACCAGCACCAAATTTTAAAACATCGTCAGAACTTCCATCACTACTATCTCCAAAACCAATATTATTACCATTAGTCTGTAAATCACCGCCTAGCTGTGGTGAAGTGTCACCAACTAAATCTGTAGTTACCTGTGCCCAAGTTAGACCACCTGTATTACCAGACTGTGCTGATAAGAAGTAACCGTTAGTTGGAGAGTTAGAAACTTGTAGCCTAGCTTCATCAATAGATTGATCAGCTATTTTACCTTGTGTTACTGCATCATCTGCAATTTTAGCTGTACTAACAGCTGACGAACCAAGATGACTCGCAGTCACAGCACTCCCGTTTATTTTAGCTGAAGTAATTGCATCATCTGCAATCTTAGCTGTAGTAACTTGACTGTCAGCAATATGTGCTGTATCAATACTGCCATCTGTATAGTGTTCAGAGTTAATAGCATTGTCTGCTATTTTTGCTCCTGTAATAGCGTCATTTGCTATCTTAGCAGTAGTGACATTAGCATCAGTAATTTTTGCAGTAGTGACATTAGCATCTACAATTTTAGCAGTCGTAACTGACCCGTTCTGTAGTATTGCTGTTGTAACTGTGTTGTTACTCGGTGTACCTATACTTACTGAGGCTCCGATCGTGATAATGAAGTAATCAGCACCACTAGGAGGAGCGGAAGAAAATATGATAGCACCGCCATCAATAGCAAACCCCTCGCTGGGTTGGCTTGTACCTGAGTTAGGTTTCTGAATGACTCCATTGACAGAAACAATGTGCTGTTCTGCATTTGCCCCAGCATTACTAATATTGAATTTATAAGCGGTTCCGTTAAATGTTGCACTATTACCCCCTGTTCCACTAAAGCTAGATATTGTGTTTATAAAGAAGTTACCTACTGATTGAGTCTCTTCCCAAGCAGTATTAGTGGCATTATAAACAAGAAGTTTACCTGATCCAGTGTTAAAGAATAAATCTCCTCCATTAAGGCTAGTTGTAGGGTTACTACTTCCGACTCTGTATCTTTCTGCAAAATCGTTTATATCATCACTAAGTTGTTTAATATCTGCTTCTTTACCTAATATCTTATGGTAATTATATATCTGACCAGATCCTGTAGATGTAACAATTAAACCTACACCAGCTGCTAAAGTTTCTCCGTTTAATGTAGATGGTGCATTATTAATGGTTACTGTTGATCCTCCTACAGTTCTACCTGTAAGTGATTGACCAGCAGTAGTACCACCAGAACCATTACCAAAGACAACACCACCAGCATCTGATATTGATATAGCTACACCACTTGCAGGTTGTGTATTAGGAAACGCTACTTCGGTAGCTATAGCTTCAAATCCACCAAAAGGTAATAACTGAGCAGCTACATAATCAACAACAGCTCCAGATGTAGGAAAACTAGCATCACTATCCGATATAGTAGTCTGTTTTGTAAGACCATCAATCTGGTTAAGGTCTGCTATATCAGCAGTAAGAGCTGTACTGTCAGCAAGTTTAGATGCTGTACCTGATTGCATACCAGCCAGTGTTGTAAGCTCACCGTCAGCTATTTTGTCAGTTGTAACAGCGTTACTTGCTATCTTAGCTGCTGTTATATTAGCGTCAGCTATTTTAGCTGTAGTAACTTGATTAGCTCCAATTTTACCCGTTGTGACTGCATCATTTCCAAGTTTAGCTGTAATTACTGCACCGTCAGCAATCTTAGGTGTCGTTACATTAGCGTCAGTTATCTTAAGTGTAGTAACCGAGTTAGTACCTAATTTACCAGTAGTAACATTATCGTCTGCAATCTTAGCCGTAGTAACCGCACTATCTGCTATTTTAGCTGTAGTTACATTAGCATCAAGTATTTTAAGTGTAGTGACTGAATCGGTAGCTAATTTACCAGTAGTAACATTGCTGTCAGCTATCTTAGCTGTAGTTACCTGAGAGTCTGCAATGTGAGCAGTATCAATACTTCCATCAACATAATGCTCGCTGTTAATTGAATCATCAGCAATCTTAGCTCCAGTTATAGCATCGGCTGCAATTTTAGCGGTGGTTACATTACTGTCAGCTATCTTAGCTGTAGTAACATTAGCATCGGTAATTTTAACTGTAGTTACCGAGTTGCTTGCTAATTTTGCAGAGGTAATAGCACTGTCAGCTATATCTGCCGTAGCAATACTGCCATCTATAATTTTAGCACTGTCTACAAATGGTTGTGCTACACCATTAATAGTAGGTTGTACACCATTAAATATAGATCCTTCTAAATCTAATGCTTTGTTCCTGGCATCCTGTGCTGTGAAGTTAGATTCAGTAGAGGAATTATTAAGATCTGT